TCTGTAGAAAGCTCCGTCCCACCCTTAACACTGGAGAGTGCCACGTATCCGTGACAAACTCCGGCGAATTCGACCACCCGATCGCCAAAGGCGGTCAGGCGGCCGGAGTTAAGGATGCACTGGTTAGAATACTAACCCGTGTCCCTGATAAGGACCTCATGGAGGATACTCCATTCGGTCCCGCCGTCCACCGTAGTGGTATTCCACTATGGCGGACGTTATTCCGAGAAACAACCCTAGCTACCGCTGGGGAGTTCCTCGAGCACTATTCCATAATCTCCCAATGGGAGATTAGGGAGCAGAACGGCAGATACCTGGGACTCGATAGAGCCACGGGTATGCAGATGATGTACGTTGCGTGGAAAGAAATCGACGCAACGCCGGTATTACGGGCCGAGGTTGTCCCAGAATTGGGAAACAAGGCCCGTCACGTAACCGTTGGAGCCTATTGGCTCAACGTGTTACAGTCTCCACTTGCACATCTATTGATTGATGCAATGAAGTACCACCCTTCAGTCTTCTCAAGCTTTCACCGACAGGATCAGGCTTTTGAAGCAGTGAAGGGTCTATGCGCGATGAAGGTCAAGGAACTTGACCCGGGTCACGCGGTGCTTAGTAGCGACCTAAAGGACGCTACTAATGCTCAGCAGTGGAGAATTACGAAAGCAATTCTCCGCGGCTTTATTCAGGGGTATAAACTATCGTTTAGACCTGAATACATAGAACTAGTCCTAAGCACTATCGGGCCTAGGCTAGTCTTATTTAAGGATGACACCTCAGTTCTTACCAGAACGGGGATAATGATGGGTGAGGCTATCGCCAAACCCTCCCTGACACTGCTCAATCTATCGATTGAGGAACTAGTGTTTCTCCAGTTTACTAACTGTGAGGAAGCACTAATGGAAGATGAACCCGCTCCCTATCGGGAGTGGAGGTTCATCCATATAGGCGGGGATGACCACCTTGTTAGGGGTCCTATCCCATATCTCCAAGCCATATCCCAGAAACATCTGGAATGTGGCTCTCACATAGACCCTGGGAAGCACGGCTTCTCAAGGATCTGTGTTAAGTACACTGAGAGGCTGATTAATTTAACCAACCTCCAGTATGCGAAACCTTTTGACCCGAGCGATTATAGCAAATCTGTCATAGTCGACTCGGTTAAGGTTCGACTTCTTGAGCGCGGTCTATCGACTGAGATCAAGAAGGATAACAAGAATGTGGCGATTGGTAAATCGGCACAACTTGGACGATGCCTAGAATGGTTGCCGATAGACGACCGGTTCTGGGCTCCTGGCAAAAGGGCGAGTATTCGCGCCCTGTTTGTCGAGAGAATGGGGGAGTTGCTGCCTAGAAAGGCAACAAATCCACGCGCCTTTGCGGCCATACACCTCCCAACGAAAGTTGGAGGATATGGCTTAGGGATGAAGAGTGAGTTACGACAGTTTCTCCTCCAGTCCCCTGAACCCACACGAGGCCTTATACATAAGGCCTCGCTGGGGCTGGACGTTTCTGAAGAGCTCCGGGTGTTTAGGCAACTGAACACGAACGTCTCCGTTCGTGGTGTTGACTACATCCAAGAGCTCCAGGAACGTATAGTTGACCACCTATCGGAATTTCCGATGGGTATCAACGCGATAGGGTGGAAGGAACTTCGACAGAAGTTCCCTGATCCGTCCAATAATCCTAGGAAGGTTCTTGCCCTTGCCGAGGACGCTGGCTATCTCTCGGTAGAGGAATTTGCCAAGCGCGCGGTAAGGGGGAACCTTTTCCAGGAATTGTTGGCGGGCAGAAGGCCTAGAAAGGCCTTTAACACCCGCAAGTTCATAAAGACCTACCGGTCTGTATGGACTGCGACCGAGGACAGCCTACTACCGTATGCTGAAGACCTCGGTTTGACATCTGATGAGATCGCGGCAGCGATCAACCAGATGCAACCTCAGTGGTTCTTTGATAGTAATCAAATAGTGCTGAGTGACATCGGCTTCTTCATGGATGAAGAGGTCGATGATTTCCAGG